GGGTCGTCGTGTTCACGTTCGTCACCGTGATGAAGTTACCGGCCAGAGAGCCAGTGCCCGTGGCGCAGATCAACTGCATACCGGCTTGCAGGCCAGTCACAGCGGCGGTCAGCGTCACCGTGGTCGAAGAACCAGAGGTGCTGCCGGTGCCCGACAGGGTCACAGCAGTCTCAGGCACAAGGCCCACAACACGGAAGGGCAGGCCAGTGGCAACAGTCACGTTACCGGTGCCGTTGCTCGGCTGGTCGCCAGACACGCCCATCGCGGAGTTACCCGTGGTGGTGCTACCGGCGGTGCCAGTCACGCAGTACACGTTGTTGCCAACGAAAGCCTGCGTAGCAAAGCCAACGGTCGTAGCCGTGTTGCTCAGACCTGCGGAGGGCTGACCAATCATCACGGCCTTGAAGACTGCGCGGTCATCATCCACCACGTAGGCCACGATGTCGTTGGCCAGGATATTACCGGGGTAATACTGGGCAAACAACTTCTGACCCGTCGAGGGGTTGGTGTACGAACAGCCCACGAAGATACCAACCTGACCGGCGCGAGCCGTGGTCGTGGTGGAAGTGGTCATGCCAGTCAGCACAACCGTGCCGTTGGCAATCAGTTCAACGAGATCGCCATTGAAAATGGCGGTGCCATAGTTCCGAGCAATCGGAATCTGGCGGATTGCACCAGCATAAGGTAGGCCGTTCAGTTCATTGATCGGCTTGAAACCATATGCGGCGTCAACAGAGGGGTAAGCCATGTTGGACTCCTAAGATGATTTAACCGCGTCCAAACTTCACCTCAGAGCGGCGCTCTTTGAATAGAGGCATCCGAGGATCGTTCTCGCGCATGAAGTTGTTGTCAACCGACTGCATCTGACCATCAGTTTGACGCTGAAAGTACGAGTTGCGTTGTTCGACAAACTCTTTGGGTGTTTTGCAAAGCAAGAGTCCACCGATCTCGATGCTATCTGGGAACCGGGGCTTGTCCCCAGTTGCCATGATCTGGATTTCGGGATGCTCAGAGGCTTTTACAGGCTCCCAACCTTCGCGGAGTTTTGAAGAAATATGGCCTGGATCGGCAGTACCAAGGGTACTGATTCGAATCCAACGAAACTCGTAGCCGTCCTCGGGGTTGGGGCTCGGCAGCAGTTCAGGAAGCATCCACTGCTTAGGGCGCTCCATCTTTGCTCGGGTATCCAATTCACGGGGGGTACGTTCAGCCATTTTGTTTCCTCATTTCTTCCGCAACCGCACGGGCGTACTGCTCATTCGTCAGTCCGAGCCGCTTGGCGATGTTTACTTGGGACTTGGTCAGCACGATCTTTTTGGGCGCTGTGCTTCGGGTCGCAGGTGCCACGACAGGCGATTTCTTTACCGGCTTCTCAGAGGTGAACGCATCCGGGAAGACCTGCCGCATCCGGTTATTGATGCGGTCGTAGTATTCATCGCTGTTTGGACTTACCCCACTTTCCACAAGTTTTCGATGAACCGTCAGTGCAAGGGCAGTCATCTCGTCATCTTGTCCAAACCACGGATTGGCTTCTTGCCACGCAGAGGCTTTGGGATCAACGCGAACCTGCTCTTGCTGAACTGGTTGTGGTGCGGGTTGTACCGCAGGTTTTTCCTGTTGTAAAGGGGCGGGCTTGAAATTGTTTACCCGGTCTGCCTTGATTTTGGCGGCGGTCAGTTCTTCCTGGGCCGCAACAAGGGCGTCTGAATCTCCTGATTCATAGGCTTCCTTGTATCTGCGCTTGGCTTCAGACAGTTCGTTTTCAACGACCTTCTTGGCCTGCTCAAGCAGTACCTGCTGGGTCTGGCCCTGCGAACTCTGGAGTTTTTTGTTTTCCTCCATGAGTTGTTGTGCAAGACGTACAGCCTCTTCCCGCTCACGGAAAGCAGCCTCTTTTGCCCGGCGCTCTTCGTGATAACCCTTAGAGAAATGTTGGATGCGCTTCTTAACCCCGTCTGAATACTGGGCAAGTTCCTCATCCGTCACCTCCGAGGGAGGCTCCTTCATGGGCGCACGATCACGATCCTCTGGGGGAGTGTCGTCCACCACCTCAATCTCAGAATCTCCTTCGACTTCAAAGTCGATCTCATCCTGCTTCTTTTCCTCGGCCTTCTCGTCCGGGAATTTAAACGCTTCTTGATCAAGCGGCATGTGATCCTCCTTTAAGCGCGAGAGATGCCACGCGGGTCTTGCACCACGGCTTCCACGCTGTCGTCGTTGATGATGCGGAACTCCCGCCCGTGAATCTTCACGCGGGTGCCCGTGTTGGGCCTTACCAGGACGAAGTCTCCCGGTTTACACGAGGGTCCACTGGGGAAGCGGCTCTTATCGCCGTAGGCGTCCGGCCCCATCTTCATCACAAACAGTACAGGGGACATGACTTCTTCGAAGTGCATGGTCTGCCCTGACTTGACGATCCCGCTCTCATACTCCCTTTCAATCTCTGGTAGCGCACAGAGCAGGTGGTAGGTGGAAGGATCGGGAAGTTGCTTGGCCTTTTCCTCTGCCGTCTCGGGCAGGGTGGTCGGCACCGCGTCTTCTCCGGTACTCAGGAGGATTTCACTCATCTTCAGATTGCTCCATCTTTCGCACAAGGTCATTGATAAACATATGCGCGGTCGAGAGACCTCGGATCTGACCGCACATGTCTCGGTACTCTGAAAAGTCTTTCGCGGTACCGTCGATCAAGGCCCGGGCGATGGATTCCCGGTGCTCTTCTATCTCTTTCAAAACCACGGAGAACGCAGTGGTCGCCATAGTTACTCCTTGTTTAGGGGGGTAAACGAAATAGGGTCGTACCCCGCGTGTTTAGACCACACCCGTATGTAGTTGCATACGGGCCTGTCTGGGCACGTAGGGCACGAGTGATTGTTGGGGCTTGTGTTGCTGCCGTGAGACCGGTGGTAGTAAGACACGTAGGGCACACGGGCAAACTTGTGATGCTCTGCGATCTGCATAAACAGATCCCCGTCTTCACATCCCCTAGACAAGTTGGTGTTGTAGCCCTGTGTCTGCTTGAACACGCTCATCCGGTAGACCCCAAACGGACGCCATCCAAAGTGGGCCAAGTTGGGGTCGTAATCAGAGTACCGGTTGTACCCGGTGATGTTGCCCGTAGCGTCTATGGCAGCGGTATCGGAGTACACCAACGCCACATCGGGATGCGCTTCCAAATACCGAACGGCTGCGTGCACTGCATAGGGGTAGAGCATGTCATCCGCATCAATATGCCCTGCGTAGTCCCCAGAAAAATACTTTGACGCCTGCGCACGGTTCTTAGGCGTCTTCAGGTTTGCCTCGTTGCGGAACACCTTGATGCGGATGTCTGCCTCCGCGAGTTTCTGCGCCAACTCCCAAGTCCCGTCCGTAGAGCAGTCGTCGTTGATGATGAGTTCCCAGTTTTCGTACGTCTGAGCACGCACGCTGTCTATCGCTGCCTTAACAAACTGGACGTTGTTGTAGGCAATCATCATCAACGAGACGAGTGGCTGACTCACTGCTTCGGTGCCTGCTTGGGCTTCATTACCGACTTGATCATGTCAGCACGCAGGCGCTTGTCGTTCTGACGAGCCTGACTGGCCTGACGCATCTGCTCCTTCTGCATCTCCACAGCGATGCGCTCACGCTCCAGGCGGATCTTCTCCTGTGCAATCTGGAAGTCACGCTGACTGTCGGCTTCTTTGCGCTTGAGTTCTTCTGCCTTGAGGGCGAGTTCTTGCTGCGCCATCTGCAACTGCGGGTTCTGGGCCATCTGTTGAGCCTGAGCCTGCTGCGCCTTCTGGACGTTGCTCTGGAGCAGTTGCTGTGCAGCCTGGGCCACCAGACGTGACAACTGAACTTCGGTGTCCTCGTCCAACTCAGCGTCAGGAGCCGTGAGCGTCACACCCAACTGCTCCTCAACCTGCTGACGATAGGCAAACGCCATGTGCTCAGAGATGTGAGCCATGATCGCTGCGCCCATCTGCTGCGCCATCGGCGACTGCCCGATCATCTGGGCCACCATCGGATCCTGCATCAGCGCCATGTGCGTGGCGATGTGTGCCTGATGGTCCTGATAGATGAATGCCTTGGTGGGCTTGCCGGTCAGGAACGACATGTTCTCGCTGATCGGGTCACGAGGCTTCTGATCCTCCTCGACCGGCACCAACTTCTCGGCGTTCTTGATACCCAAGACCTCAAGCATCTGACGATGCAAGTGCGGCAGGTCATAGATCTGCGGAGCGCCTTGGGCCAACTGGAGAGCGGCTTGGTACTGCATGATCCGCTGCGCCATCGTCGAGGCGTTGGGATCAGAGACCGGGATCACCTCCACGAGGTCATAGTCAGCCTGCTTGGCAGCACGGTCACCACCCTCGGGGACGTAAGAGTAGTCCTCCGGCATGTAGTCCCTGATGATCTGCTTGAGCAGACGGAACTCCATCTTCAGGCTGTCGTGCACGCGGGCCTGCACAGCCGACATCGTCTTGAGTTGGCGCTCCAACAGAGCCAGGGTGGTACCCACCGGAGCCTGGGCCGACATGTCGCTGATGTTCAGATCAGCGATAGCCGCTAGGCGACGGCCTTCATCGGTAATCTTGTCAAGCAGTGCTGCCAGAACCTGCGACGGCTCCTTGTACGGCAGGTGCATGATGTTGTCGCGGATGGAGCCGGACGGTACATCTACATCGCGGAACTCGCCTGGGGCGATGGGCGTGTCGTCGCCTTTGACTCGAAGACCTCGGGTTTTGAGACCGCCGGGGAGGTTGCTGAGGGTTCCGGCGTCCACCAACTGGCGAATAATCGCGGTCCCTGCACGAGCATAGCCACCAATAATATGAATGAAGCCAAGGCCATAAGCACCAAAGCCAGGGATATAAGTGTACTGAACGAAGTGCTGTCGTTTGAGGTGTCGCTCATCGCCTTCCTCCCAGTTACGTCGGATTGCCAGAACCTTCTGTGACCCCCGATCAATCGTGACGACGTACGGGTATGCCACCCCGTCCTCACTCTCGTAACCGGGCATGTCCCAGTCCACGTGAATCTCAATCACCTGATACCGATCATCGTCGGTCAGGGTATAGCCACCTTCTTCGGCTTTCTTCTTCTCGATGTCCGTGAAGATCCGCACGGGCTCGCCCAGTTCTACCTCGCGGTAGAACCCTGCGGCCTGCAACTTCTTCAGGTCATTCTTTGTCTTACGCATCACGTGCGTGACGCGCTCGGCACGGTACACGTTTGACGCACCGTACGGCATGATGATGTCTTCAGCCGGGATAAACGGTGCAGACTGCCGCCCCATCGTCGGGTCGTAGTACACCTTCTTGAACGCAGCACCTGCGAGGCCCAGGTTGTAGAGCAGACGCTCATGCTCCGGGCGGTACTCGATCATCTCGTCGGTCAGGCGGTAGTTCATGTCGTCACGAACCCGCTCCGCCGCTTCCTCGTTCTGACGAGTGACCTCACCAATAATCTGGGTCTTGACCGGCCCCTGAGCCGGGAATGTCTCGGTGATCATCTCCGACTGGAACCGAATCGCTGCCTCGGTCAGGATGGGCGAGTACACACCGCACGCACCAAGCCACGGCTCGGCACGCTCCTCGTACTTCATCCCCAGGACTTCAAGCCCCTTGACGTACATATCTGACCAGTCCTTGCGACTGGAGATGTCCGCGTCCACCAGACCCACCAACTCGGATGCCAAAGTCTCCAGGGCACCCTCGTTCATGTACTCGGCGAGGTTTGCGTCGAAATCCTCCGCCGTCTCGTCTTCGGGCTCCAGTTCAATCTCAACCCCACCTGCGCGGATGTTGACGCTCTCAGGATCCTCGATCTCGATCTCCACAGCAGGCTCATCAGACATGAGCATGGGATCCAAGGGACTCAGTGCGGGGTCAAAGTTGGTTGCCATAAACTAATCCTCAGTAGTACCCGGCTCGGCGCGGGCTCTTGAAATAGCGAATCTCATCCTTCTCGTCGGTAGGCAAACGGATGAAGCCGCCCTGACGGAACCGCATGAGTGCCATCACCGTGGAGTCCACCAAGTCGTCGTTGCTCATAAACGGAAATCCTGCGATCTCCTCCACGACTTCTTCAGCCCATCGGGTTTGCGGAACCCAACACAGGCCAGACTGCACAATGTCTGCAACGGAGTTTAGACGCGCTAACTTATCTCCGCTACCCCGGTGTGGCGTGTACTCCTGCACGGGTAAACCCATACGCCGCATCTCCTGATACAGCGCCGTACCCGAAGACTTCTTTTCAACGATGAACGCATCGGGCTCCCACTCCTGATACTCCTCAAGGGCGAGTTTCTTGAGTTCGGGGAACTCCACGCGCTTCTTTATAGAGTTGAGCAGGATGATGTTGTACGTGTTCGCCCCCGGCCCGGTGCTCTCCTCGTTCATGAACACCCCCCACGTGGTCAGCGCGGTGTAGTCAGCCCGGTTGTTTGTCTCGGCAGCGGCGTCCAGGGACATGATCACGTACTCGCACTCGGGCGGATCTTCCTTTGTCCACTCGTTCCACCACTCCCGCTTGACAACCGAGGCTTCTTCTGCGGTGGGGTTCTGCTGATACTGGGCGTTCCACTGGAACAGAGGCATAGATGCCTTAGTCCGCATCAGTGCAGGCACGTCGTAGAACTCTGGCCACAGCGCCCGCTGTGAGCCGTCCTTACCTTCAAACACCGCCGGGAACTCGACCACCTCGTACTGGTCGGCTTCTGCGTTCTGCGCCATATCCCGGGTCACGCGCCCGGTCAGGTCGCTCAAGTGCCACCGAGTCTGGATGATTGCCACCCGGCCCCCAGGCATCAGACGGGTACGTGCACCGTAGGTGAACCACTCGTACGCCTTGTCGAACACATCAAAGTTACCGTTGATGATGTCCTGCTCGTTGTGCGGGTCATCTACTAATAGAAGGTCAGCACCCCGTCCGGCTAGGGCCGAACCCACGCCGCAGGCGTAGTACTCGCCGCCCACGTTGGTGTTCCACCGCCCTGCGGACTTGGAATCCTGAGCCAAGGTAACGGTTGGAAAGATCTTTCTGTACGCTTCGGTGTCGATGATGTTTCGCACCTTGCGCCCGAAGTCGGTTGCCAAGTCAGCCGTGTGGCTGACCATCAGAACCTTCTTGTTGGGGTACTTCCCGATAAACCACGCCGGGAAATATATAGAGACAAGTTGGGACTTACCGTGCCGGGGCGGGATGTTCACGCACACCCGGTCTTTTCTTCCCTCAGCCACCCCCATCAGGATGTCAGCGAGGATCCGGTGGTGCTTGCCCACCTTGTAGTCCGGCTGCATCGCCTTGCAGAACTCAATCAGGTCGTCCCGGCAGCGTGCGGCCATGCGCCGATCAGCCAAGGCTTCGGCAACCTGCATAATCTCCTGCTGCTCGTCCTCGTCAAAACTGTCCAAGTTCTCGACCAGCAGGTCAATATCCTCGTCAGAGAGGTCTGCAAGGTCTGGAATAACAGAGACGGGGGTCTGACCGGCCATTTACTGGGCTTCGGGTGAGTTTTCTACGCTCGGGGCGGCTTCTACGGGGGTTTGCACCCCCAGATCACCAAACTCCGCGTCCACCACGTCCAAAAGTGAGCCGTTTAGGGTGGTTTCGGGCACCGTATGGGTGAATTCTGGCTCGGGGGTGTCCATTTTCTGGACATCCTGCACGTCCACCACGTCCGCACGGTTCCTAGAACGCAGGAGTTCCAGTTTTTCACGCAAAGACAACTTCAGGTCGTCCGTAGACCGGTTGTTGACCGTCACTTCCGAGCGTTCCGTGAACAAACCCACGTCAGAGATCTTGCCAAGCAACTCCAGAGCCCTGATCCGCACCCTTGCGTCGGGGTTGGAGGACTCCAAAATGAGTTTATTGGTCACGAACGTGCGGATCTGCACCGCATTACGCACCACGATGTGGTTGAACTCGGTCAGATGCTCGTCGATTTGCAGGATTACAGCCGGTCGGAGGGCCGAAAACCGGGCTGTGGTGACCATCTGATTGGTCTTTTCCTCGTCCTGAGCGAACGAAGTCACGATGTCTTCGACGACCTTGGCATCCTCGGGCTGTTCTTCCAAGGTTTGGCCAGGAAGGCCGTTCTCTGCAAGCATGTGTATGGTCTTGCAAGCAGCCGCAGCCCTCTCACACAGTGTTGTGTAGGGCATGTCATCGGGCGGAAGCACCACACCAAGGTCTGGCGTGCAGGTTATTTCCATTGATTTTTGACGCAACGGGCACCGGCCCGTGATGCAGCGGACTGTACATAGTAATTTTTGTGTTGGCAAGGAGGTTGGGACTCCTACCGGGGGGTGTTTCTATATTGAGGGGGTGGGGTTAACCCTAGGGAAACTGAAAAAATGGGTTTTGCGGGTGCAAATTGGTAACACCAAGCAGCGCCTGGAGTCCCATCTGTACCTTGGGGGGTGCGGGTACGGTGGGGTCGTGGTGAACCGTTCACCATCATTCGGTGCTATCCCTTGTGAAAACATGTCATTGGGTTACAGTTCATTCATCGGGGCACTGACCACGCCGCGATCCTTGTAACCCTGGTCAACTGGAGAAAGCAAATGGCAAAAGCCAACAAGACCGCAGTCGCACAAGCAACTGCACCCGTGTTCCCCACTGCTGAGGAACTCCACGCCACGACCCAGGCTGTTCTCAATGCGCCCCCCAAGGGTGTCAACTGGGAAGGCTTCGAGGCCGAACTGACTGACGCATTTGTCAAGCAAGGCGAGGCCGAGGAATCCCTGCGCACCCTGGCAGGGAAGATGTTTCAGTGTGGTTTCCGGTTCGCTCATCTCAACAATGAGAAAGGCGAGATGGACGATAAGACGCCGCACTATGTTGAACTGCGCAAGCGCCTCAGCAAGCGCCTCAGCACCACTGAGCAAGGCTTGCTCAGTATGGACAAGTTCAATGCTGCTGCGTTGGATGCTGTAGAGAAGGCAATTCGCACCACGGCCCGCAAGCGCCTGGACAAGATGATGAGTCTGATCCGCAAGCATCTCAAGACAGTGGAGGAAATCGAGACCAACAGGGCACGCAAGACCCTGGAAGAACGGTTGTACGAAAAATGCACCGAGATCCGCAAGATGATCGTTGACGCTGACCCCAACAAGGTCAAGTTCGATGTTGAGGAAACCAAGCAACTGATCGAAGATCTGCGCGAGCACTTCAACATCTAAACCCAACCCCCCAGGCAACCCCTGGGGGGTTTTTTGTTGCCCTGACCGCAACCCGGTCGGGGCTTTTTTGTTTCCCTCGCACAAGTTTTGCGGGGGTCGAAGCCAGTTCCAGAAGCAGCGTCGAGTGTGCGCCGCGCACCGCGCTCGGCTCGGCACAGACAAAAAGTGATGGTGAACCGTTCACCAGAACTTCTTCTAGCGATGCCAGTTCCAGAAGCAGCGGCGAGCGGCGCGGCGCGTGGCGCGAAAACAGTGTTGGTGAAGCGTTCACCACGACTTCCAAAAACCGACTCAGAAAAAACCCAACAAGATCAACGACTTAGAAAAGTTCGGTAACCGGATGTCAATGAGTTGTCAGTGTTCTGTAAGTTCGGAAAGTGCCGGAACATTATCAGAACATTTAGTTTCGTGGTTTCCGGCATCATCGGCAATCAGCAGGTGGTGAATCGTATATATCAGATTGTGTAATCTAATGAGTAAATGTATAGTTTCTTAATAAAGTTCTAAAGTTCGGTAGGTTGGGTCATGGAGCGCCAAAACGAGGTCAAACATAGAAATTTTGATTTTTGGTGTGTTTGTCGAAAATCCGGCCTCGGAGACCGATCTACCCTGTTTTTGCCGGATATACCCCAAAAACCGATCGACTCAAGAACTTACCCTACAAAATCAATAACTTGCCTTGCTACAACCCACCGAACTTTACGAACCACCCCCAGAATTTTTCGTTTTTGGTGTGTTGCATCATCTCCACCCCGTCGCCCGCCCATTCAATGAACGCGAACACTGCAAATCCTCCAATCCATCACTCTCGCCATACCCCATGCAGATCAACAACTTGAAAAGTTCTGTGTTACGCAATGTGTCCATAAGACACGTTTAACAACGTATAGGAATTGTTTACTTGTGAGTAACCACTTATGTGGTATACTATAGGTAGTGGAGGAAGACGTTTCCTCCACGAACCCAACCCCAACCTTGGAGAAAGCAATGTCAACTTCGACCCGTTTCCTGTCCTTCGTTGCGCCATCGGCTACGCCGATCCGCTCGGTTGCTCGGCTCGCCCCTTGCATCCGCTTCACCAACTCTGGTCAGGTCACCTTCTTGCCTGCCCATCACCCCAAGTCACTGCGCCCTGCCACATACCAAAACAACGACGCCGCATACGAGGGCGTGCCGTGCGTGGATACGGTTTTGGGTATGCCGTACGGTGCTGACCCGGCTGAGGATGCCGAGTACCTGCGCACTAACTTGGAGAACTACGAAGCCGACGAGGGCCGCGCCATACCTGACCCTGAGTATCAGATTGAAGAGGGCAACGCCCGGTTCTATTCACTCTCGGCCAACAACCTCGACTACGACGCCGAGTGCAACAACGACGCTGCTGCCCACTGGCTGCGTGCGCGTGGGTACTACTAAACAAATACAGGAGATCGAGATGCTAAAGAACGGTACGGGTCGGTGCCCCGAGGGGGCCGGGCCGAAGATCAAGCCACGGTGCATGGAGTGCAAGCAGCCGTTCGCACCTGC